AACATTACCTTTCAGGGGCTAAAGAAGAGGCTAGACAATGAACGAACTAGACAACGAAAAGTTGCTGCTCTTAAACACTGGACCAAACGGTACGAAGAGGCGATCGAAACCATTAAGGAAATCGAAGCCCGTCCCGGAGCCAGAGCCACAGACGAATCTGGTGGAGCTCAGCTTGAATTTGACTTCGATCAGGAATGAAGATGAGACTCAAAAGGAAATCATCTTCGCTCCTAATCCTGGGCCTCAAACCGAGTTCCTTGCGGCGTCTGAAAGAGAAGTCCTCTATGGGGGCGCTGCCGGTGGTGGGAAGTCTTATGGTCTACTTGCTGATGCTCTACGTGACCTTAACCACCCCGAGTTTCGGGGACTGATTGTTCGTAGGACTACAGAGGAACTAAGAGAGCTTATCTCTAAGAGCCAAGATTTATATCCAAAAGCCATTCCCGGGATTAAGTGGAGTGAGCGTAAGATGGAGTGGAGGACCCCTAGCGGTGGACGGCTATGGATGTCCTACCTCGAAAAAGATATTGACGTACAAAGATACCAGTCCAACGCCTTCAACTACATTGCATTCGATGAGCTTACTCACTGGCCCACCCCCTTCTGTTGGAACTATATGCGCTCTCGTCTTCGTAGCACAGCTAAAGATCTGAAGCTATACATGAGAGCTGCATCCAACCCCGGTGGTCTAGGCCATGACTGGGTGAAGAGAATGTTCATTGACCCAGCCCCTTGGGGCGAAGCCTTCCCAGCTACAGACATTGACACTGGGAATGTACTAGCCTACCCACCTAATCATAGCAAGGCAGGACAGCCCCTCTTCCAGAGAAGGTTCATCCCTGCTAAGCTTGTCGATAACCCCCATCTGTATGAGGGTGGTGATTACGAAAGTATGCTCCTTTCACTCCCTGAGCACCAGAGAAAGCGTCTGCTTGATGGTGACTGGGACGTATCAGAGGGAGCCGCGTTTCCCGAGTTTAGGAGACACCTCCATGTTATCGAACCATTCGAAATTCCAGACGACTGGCGTAAGTTCAGGTCCTGCGATTATGGATATGGTAGTCACTCTTCTGTTCTGTGGTTCGCTGTTGATAATGCTGATCAGCTAATCGTCTATCGTGAGCTGTATGTTTCTAAGGTGTTGGCCGCTGACCTAGCTGATATGGTCTTACAGGCTGAGTACCCAGAGAAGATGAGCTACGGTGTATTGGACAGTAGCTGTTGGCATCAGAGGGGAGACACAGGCCCTTCCATTGCTGAGACAATGATCTTAAGAGGCTGCAGGTGGAGACCTTCCGATAGAAGTAAGGGAAGCCGTGTAGCTGGTAAGAACGAAGTCCATAGAAGGCTGCAGATAGATGAATTTACTAATGAACCTCGTCTTGTTATATTCAACACTTGCATCAACCTTATCTCTCACCTACCTGCTCTTCCGCTTGACCCCGACAACCCTGAGGATGTCTACACAAAGGCAGAAGACCACGACTATGACGCGCTAAGGTATGGTCTGATGAGTAGGCCCCGCAGCAGCATATGGGACTGGAACCCAGACACAGGACCTGCTTATAGGCCCGTAGACCCAACATTTGGTTACTAGGAATAAATAATGGTCGATGAAGTAATGATTTCCTCCGACAGCATCAATTATGAGACTGATATGGTGGACCACGTAGAGGATAGCGCAGAAGCTCTCCTCCCTGTTAATCAGATGGTTAACTACGTGACCAAGCAGTTCCAGCGTGCCGAGTCGAAGAAAATGGCTGACGAGGATAGATTTCTTCAGTCCTACCGGAATTTCCGGGGCCTCTATGGTCCAGATGTTCAGTTCACTGACTCTGAGAGATCACGGGTCTTTGTTAAGGTAACTAAGACTAAGGTGCTGGCTGCTTATGGTCAGATTATTGAAGTGCTCTTCGGTAACAACACATTCCCTCTCACGGTGGATCACACCAAGCTACCAGAGGGCGTTGTAGAGGATGTACACTTCGATCCTATGGACCCCACTGGTGGTCAGTCTGAGAAGCCCATGGGTGGCCAAGCAGCCGCTCCTGTGCCTACCAGAGATGGCCCCCAGCTAGCACCCGGTGCTACCTCCTTTGACATGAAGCTAGGCCCTCTCACAGAGAAGCTCTCTGGGGTTAAGGACAAGCTCATTGAAGGCCCCGGCACTACAGCTACAGCAGTTACATTCCATCCTGCATACGTTGCAGCTAAGAAGATGGAAAAGAAAATTCTTGATCAGCTAGAAGAGGCAGGGACGAATAAGCAGCTTAGGGCTGCAGCATTCGAAATGGCCCTCTTCGGTACTGGCATTCTAAAAGGCCCCTTCACTACTGAGAAGGAATACCCCAACTGGAATGGTCAGGGGCTGTATCAGCCAACTATGAAGGACGTTCCTTCTACTAGCCACGTCTCTATCTGGAACTTCTATCCAGACCCAGATGCGGCCAATATGGACGAAGCTGAGTGGTGTATTGAACGTCATAAGATGTCCGAGACACAGCTATATGAACTAAAAGATCGTCCCTATTTCAGAGAGCAAGCTATCGACAGAGCCTGTGACACTGGCCCCAATTACTTCAGGAAGGGTTGGGAGAATGTCATGGAGGACGGCGTAGGCCACGTCGATGTAGAAAGGTTTGAGGTACTAGAGTTCTGGGGCTTTGTCCCAGCAGAAACTCTCAAAGACCATGGGGTTAAAATCCCACGGATCATGAGGAAGCTTAAGCAGATCAACGTAAACGTGTGGGTCTGCAACAATGAGATTCTTCGTCTCGTTCTCAACCCTTTCAAGCCAGCTCGCATTCCATACTATGCCGTTCCCTATGAGCTCAATCCTTATAGCTTCTTCGGAATTGGTGTTGCCGAAAATATGGAAGATAGCCAGCTCCTGATGAATGGTTTTATGAGAATGGCAGTAGATAATGCTGTTCTCTCTGGTAACTTGATCATCGAAGTAGATGAGACCAATTTAGTCCCCGGTCAGGATCTAACATTCTACCCCGGTAAGGTGATTAGACGACAGGGTGGGGCTCCCGGACAGGCTCTGTTTGGAACAGAGTTTCCCAATGTAGCCCAGCAGAACATGATGCTCTACGAGCAAGCTAGGAAGCTTTCAGACGAAAGCACTGGCTTCCCCTCATACGCTCATGGTCAGACTGGTATTCAGGGAGTAGGACGTACAGCGTCAGGTATCTCCATGTTGATGAATGCTGCTAATGGCAACATTCGTACCGTGGTAAAGAACCTAGACGATTACCTACTTGGTCCGATGGGTAGAGCCTTCTTCTCTTGGAATATGCAGTTTGCATTTGATCCGGGAGTGGTGGGTGATCTTGAGGTGAATGCTCGGGGAACTGAGAGCCTCATGGCGAATGAAGTAAGAAGTCAGAGGCTGATGCAGTTCTTGCAGCTTGTCTCTAACCCAATCCTTGCTCCGTTTGCTAAGCTTGATGTTATCGTTCGCGAGATTGCGAAGAGCATGGACCTTGACCCGGATAAGGTGGCTAACAGCCTTCCAGATGCTGCAGTACAGGCTGAGGTTATTAAAGCCTTCACAGCCCAGCAGGAACAGATGGGGGGAGGCGGGGGCGCTTCCAGCGCTCCTCCCGGTGGTCTAAGTACAGAAAGTGGCCCCGGTAGCGGGGGTGGGACAATAGGCACTGGTAGTGCCGCCCAGCCCGGTGAAAGTGGCTTTAGTGCGAATAAAGGAACTAGTTAATGAATCCTATCTTCCTGTTAAAAAAGTGGGTCAATGATCCTGAATTTCAGGTGGCCTTTAATGCCTACCTGACAGCTAAACTGGATTTGGTCCACAAGGGGTTAGAACAAGCATCTGGTGATGAGTTCAAAGCCTTTCAGGGAGAAGCCCGTGTGCTTCGGAAACTTCTAAAATTGCGTGAGGAAATCAATGGAGCCGACAGGGTTAATTAAACGGAGGGTTTTCCTCAACTCTGCTGAAGAGGCTGCTTATAATCGTGAGCAGATGAAGACCAGAGACACTGCTACCTCCACTCGTGGAGATGTACTTCCTTTCGAAAAAACAGACGAGGGTGTAGGGTGGGGGGTTCCTCAGTTCCTACGAGATACTTGGAACTCCATCACTCTCCCTCGTGATGCTGCTCAAGGCTATGAGTTTGATGAAGACGATGTAGCTCAGTTTGCTCTAGACATGGGTATGGGGGGTCTTGGTGCTTCCACTGCTACGGGAGTAGTTGCTGATCCCAACACCCTAGGTACATTCCTTGGTGGTAAGAAGAGACTAGAGGTTCCTCTCTATGAGGAAGGCACCCCTTCCCCTGCCATCTCTGGTATGTATTTCCGCTCTCCCCTTGATCAGGCTATCAATGACATGGACTTCCCAGAGGGGAAGGGTGTCAAAGGTAAGATGATTATGAAGGACCTACAGGATAATGTAGGGGGCCTTAGAAGAGCAGAGCTTGACTCATACCAGTTCAACCTTGACCCTGAGACATATTACACTCGGGAGCAATTACGAGGTATGCAGGAAGCAGTGACGGGTAAGAACCCTGATCCTGTTGCTTTCGAAGACAGTCAATACGCAAACTATCAGAGACAAGATGTTAAAGACCCTGAAGCTGGTTATGCTGAGCTTCCTGTAAGACAGTTATATCAAGAGGGTCAAGGTTTCAAACCTAATGCTTCCCACTACGGGGAGAACAGCATGGCCCATGCTCGTATGAGCATTAGAAACCCAGAAGATGGTGCTGAGATATTTGATGAGGCCACTGGGGAATGGAGTCAACTTCCTACTGATCCTTCTAAGAGGTATGTCCTCGTTGAAGAGCTTCAATCTGACCTAGTACAAAAAGGTTGGAGAGAGGGAGAGGGAGTAGATATTGCCCCCCTCATTCAGAAAGAACAAGATAGCTGGGCCAATTACATTGACTCCCTTACAGACACTTCAGGCTACCAGGGGGTAGGGCTTGATCCCCCTCCAGCGGATGAGGTTGCTGCTTACACCCCTGTAGTTAAAGAGGCTATGAAGGCTTATGCTGATTTCATGCTTCTTGGTTCTATCAGAAATAACACTAGCTATAACACCCCTGAACTCTTAAGTAAGTATAGGGCAGCCTCTAAAAGATATAGAGATGCTACACTCTTTATGCCTAAAGAAGAGCAGGGAAATTGGGACCATCCGGGAGTAGAAGCAGAACGTAGACATATCAAGGATTTTGCAAAGAACGCAGGGCTTGAGCTTGGGGAGAAAACTGGTGGTGGGAGACCCCCTCCAATTAAGAACCTCACAGAAGCTACCCGTCTAGGCATCCTCTCTGCTATTGGTTATGCCCAGAAGAATGGTGTAAACAAAGTAGTTATCCCCTCTGTTGATCGTATTGTTGAAGCCAGAGAATATGATCCTGGTGACATGGTCAAGGTGGCTAAAGAAGGCGGCCCTTTCCACAACACTTATGTATCCTCTGTAAAGAAGGTGCTTAAGCAGATTGAACAGGAAACTGGTGGGAAAATCAAGCTTGGTGTTAAAGAGCTAGATTATGAGGGTACTAACACTGACGCTAGGTCTGCTAGACAAGCATGGGGTGAGAGCCCTTGGGGGACTATGGTTCCCTTTAGGCAAGGTGATGTCCCAGAGTTTAACAGCCAAATGGAGGCTGATGATTGGTTTAGGGGTTATCTAGAAAGACACCCAGAACTAGATAAGTATTTTAGGGATGATCCTTATCTAGTCGGTCTCCCAGACCCTGCATTTGAGGATGAATATGCCCTTCCTACTGCTCAAAATGCCGGGGAAAACCTCGATCTAGAAATTCTTGAGACTTTCCAGAGAGACCTATATAAGACCTTTGCTAAACGCTCTCCTAGGAGCAACACAGGAATAGAAATAGACATTCAGGGCCTAGAGGGTCTTAATGCTACAATGCCACGATTTGCGAAAGGTGGAGAAGTGAAAGATCCCGTATCAGGTAATCCAGTACCACCCGGTGCAAAGCCAAAGGAAGTCAGGGACGATGTTCCCATTATGGCTTCTGAGGGTGAGTTTGTAATTCCTGCCAATGTTGTTCGTTTCCTCGGTCTAGAGAAGATCGAGAAGATGGTAGCAAAGGCTAGAGAAGCTCTTGGTGACACTGGTGGTGGAGAAGATGGGGCTGTCGAAGATGACGAGCTTCCCTTTGATGCTAGCGAACTACAAGCTATCCCCCACATGGCCGAAGGTGGTCCTGTGTGGGCCAACACTGGTAGCGATGCTCCCGGTTGGGACAGTGGCTCAAGTGGTGCTACTGGCACTGAAACCAAGCAGTTTAAGAACGCAGATGGACAGATTATGTTCATCCCGTACGTAAATGGTCAGCCTCTCTTTGCTGTACCTGCTGGCTATACAGAGAACGACCCATCAGCTGTTTCTAACCAAGCTCCTAACCCAATGCAGAACCTTAGCCAGACTCAAGGGCAATCTGCCCCTATGGACAACAGTGCTGCAGCAAACGGAGAGTTTGTAGAGCAGAACAAGAGCCCACTAGCTGGTGATCCCAAGGACTGGGGAGTACAAGACTTCCTAGACTTCGGTAAGGAAAGACACAGTGTTGGACATACCGCAGCTAAGGGTATGATCAGCATGATGCCAATGGGCGGACTAGCTTTCAAGGCACGGGAGAAATGGCTGGACCACACAGTGGCCGGTCTCTTCGATCAGATGCTTGAAACTGGTATGGACCCACAGGGTAAACCAATTGATGACGCCAGCAGAAACCTGCTTATGACCACTAGAGAGAACCTCAAGGGTCGTATGTCAAGTGACACTGGACTAGCCTTCTCCCCAATGGAAGGGCTTAAGCAGGCTGTAGATAAGTTCTCAGCATTCATTTCTGGTAAGGCACCAACCCAGCTCCCAACTAAGAGCTCAAAGGGTGGTGGTCAGCCAGCAGCTGGCACTAACATGCTAGCCAATCAGAATTACGGCGGAGGTAGTTCGAACAAATCGGACAACCAGTATTCCGGCGGAAGCGAGAGAGTGGGGAGTGACCTTGGTCGTTCACCCAGTCAAGGCCCATCTTCCGGCTCTATGAAGAGCGGCGGGCTGTATAACAAGGGTGGATTGGTCACCCGCAGAACTAGGGCCACCTGACAATAGTGTCAGCCCCCAACATAGGAAATAATATGAGTTTCGTAAATCGTGCTGATAAGTCTGTTGAAGACCTAGAAGCAGAAATTGCCGCTCTAGAAGCTGGCGCTGGTACAGGCACACCCGTTGAGGCCCCTACACCAGATACAGATCCTACCCCACAGAAACCAAAGCAGGACCCAATTGACGCTCAAGTCGAAGAGGAAGTCCCGCTGTCTAAAGATGAAGAGACCTTCAGAAAGAGGTTTGGCGATCTACGTAGGCACTCGCAGAAAAAAGAAAACGAGTTTAAAGCCAAGATCGCAGAGCTCGAAGAGAAGCTAAAGTCTCCGAAATCTCTACCCACCAATCCTGACGAGGTGAAGGCATGGGTGGAGAAATACCCTCAGGTTGCCCAAGTCATTATTGCACTAGCCGATGAGAGAGCTGAACACAAGTCCAAAGAAATCAAAACAAAGTTGGACGAGATTGAAACAGCACAGGCATCAGTCAATTATGAGAAGGAACAAGCCCGCATTAAGAAAGTTCATGCTGATTTTGATGAAATTGTAAATGATGACTTTCATGACTGGGTGGAAAAGAAACCTCAGCGGTTCCAAGATATGGTTTATGACGGGACAGCGGACGATGTAATCGAAGCCATCACTCTATACAAAGAGAGTATGGGTAAGACTGATCCTAATCGGGAAGCAGCTAAAGCTATTCCCACAAGAGAGCGTTCCACGCCGACTACCGGGTCTGGACGTAAGAAGTATACTGAAAGTCAGGTAGATGCTATGACAGTCGCTGAATATGAGAAGCACGAAGAGGCTATTGCAGAAGCCATCCGTTCAGGAAACTTCGTCTATGATCTAAGAGCCGCTGCCAGAGCATAATGTTCACTAAGACTTCCCATTAATTATAGGCCCCGAAAGGCATCCCTAGAACAATGGCCCTTATGTGTTGGACATAAACGCCTAAAATAACAATCAACACAAAGGAGCTTACGATGGCATTTCCATCAGCTGCCGGGTATAACAATCTACCTAATGGTAATTTCTCCCCGGTAATTTATTCTAAAAAGGCACAGCTTGCCTTCAGAAAGAGTTCTGTCGTACAGGACATCACTAACAGTGACTACTTCGGCGAGATCAAGGATTTTGGTGACTCAGTTCGTATCATCAAAGAGCCAGAGATCAGCGTTTCTGCCTACCGTCGTGGTGCGCAGATCCAGACTCAGGACCTCGTTGACGAGGACTTCACTCTGGTCATTGATCAGAGCAACTACTACGCCTTCAAGACCGACGACATTGAGAAGGCCCACAGCCACATCAACTGGCTCAGCCTTGCCACTGACCGTGCAGGTTATCGCCTGAAGGATAACTTTGACCAGGAAATTCTTGGTTACATGACTGGCTTCAAGCAGTCAGCCACTCACGCCAATGCTGATACAGCTCGTGCAGCTGCAGACATTCCCGGTACTCTAGCAGTTTCAACTGCTTCAACCGCGAACGAGCTTCTGTCAGGTAACGTGCTTAAGAAGGGTTCTTTCGCCCGTATCACTACAGCGTCAGCTGGTGAGCACTCAATCCCAATCGCACCACGGCTTCCGGGTATCACTTCCTACCCAACTGATGTTGTGTCCCCTCTGGACATCTTCAACAGAGCAGCCCGTATCCTAGACACTCAGAGTGTTCCTCAGGATGGTCGTTGGGCGGTAGTAGATCCTACCTTCCTTGAGACTCTTCGTGACGAAGATAGCCGTCTCTTCCAGGCAGAGTGGGGCAAGACCGGTGGTCTCCGTAATGGTCGTGTCACTGACACCCCAATTCAGGGCTTCCGTCTCTACGTCTCTCGGAACCTTCCAGTTGTAGGCACTGGCCCAAGCACCTCAGGTGCAGCCAACCAGAACTCCAACTATGGTGTTATCGTCTTCGGAACCAACTCAGCTGTTGCTACTGCTGAGCAGATCTCAAAGACTGAGACTTTCCGCGATCAGGACAGCTTCGGCGACATCGTTCGTGGTATGCACCTTTACGGAAGAAAAATCCTGAGACCCGAGGCTATTGTGACAGCTAAGTACAACGTAGCTGCCTAATCCAACAAAATCAATAACCTAGAGTAAGAATATGACAATTAACCTCCCCCTTGATCACTTGGGCCTAAAGACAAGAGCTTGTATTGATTGTGGGGAGGTTAAATCCCCTGAAGCTTTTTCTCTACACAAACACAAAAGTCATTATGGTGGTTACGCAGCCCTAACCCGCTGCAAACTTTGCCACAGCATATACAAAAATAAAAATCACCTTTTTAGAAAGTATGGGGTTTCCCCAGACGATTATGAAAAGATGTTAGTAGACCAAAATTACAAATGTGCTTTGTGTGGGGGGTACGGGAGTGGTGTAGAAGAACGTTTTGTCGTTGATCATTGCCACACCACAGGGAAGGTTCGGGGCTTACTTTGTTGGCCCTGTAATATCGGGATAGGGATGTTTAGAGATAGCCCAGAACTACTCAAACAGGTTATTGACTATTTAAACATAGAAAGAGAAATATAAACTATGGCTGTAAAATATTGGGACAAGTACAACGCTAATGCCGCTAACATTCAGGCCAAAGACTACATGGCTAATGTTCGGTATAACGAGTGCTTTATCGACTTCACTGACACTGACAACCAGACTGCCGCAGCTTCAGATAGCCTTGCTCTCTGGATGATGCCAAAGGGCGCACTAATTCTTAGTGCTGGTCTTGAGCAGATTTCGGTTTCTACTGAGACAACCAACACCCTCGCAGCTCGCGTAGGCACTGTCGCTTATAGCGGCACCCTCGCAGGTGACGCAGCTGTTGGTACTCTTCCTGCTCATACAGACGTTTCAGGTGGGGCTCCTGCTCTCCTGACTTCTGCTGTAGACTTCAACCTTCTCTCAGCAACAGCTATCCGGCTTACCGGTGTTGTTCGTGCTTGGGTTGCCTACATTGAGACCCGCAAGACAACTGGCCGTCCAGCCGTTGTTGACCGCGATCAGATGAGCTAATGACTACTGGGGGGCAGGGTCTTGCCCTGTCCCCCTTTCTTTTAGAACTTCTAACAGGGACTTATACATGGCATACAACTTCTTGGGGCTAGTGAACAACGTTAATGAAATGTTGAACGAAGTTCCTCTTACAAGTTCTAACTTTGCTGATGCTACAGGCTTCTACGCACAGGCTAAGAATAGCGTTAACTGGGCCATCAGTAAAATCAATTCTAGGTCATTCGAATGGCCCTTTAATCATACGACTAAGACATTGGTTCTAACTCCCGATGTCTCTCGTTATGATTATGAGGCTGATGCGAAGACTGTACAATATAACACCTTCCGAATTCAGAGGGACGACAGCTTAACCAATCTAACTACGTATCTAGTACCGGTGGACTATGAAGAGTATCTGGAGAAATTCTCTGATATGGAGTATCAACCAGATAACTACCATAACATCCCTGTATCTGTTTGGAGAACCCCTGAGCTTCAGTTTGGTATTAGCCCCCCTCCTGATCAGGCTTACACGCTTCTCTACGAATACTACACCCTCCCAATCAAACTAACAGAGTGGGATGATGTTCCCTCAGTGCCTGAGAACTTTGAGTATGTTATCTTCGAAGGTAGTATGGCTAAGGCGTTTGCATTCAGAGGAGATACAGATCAGGTCCAGCTCTTTGATAAGAGCTTTGATGACATGATCAAAGAGATGAGAACCATCTACACCAATCGTACTGAGTATGCAAGGGCGACAACTGTTGATCGGAGATAGTTATGCCAACTAAGTGGGAAACATTTCCTATTAAATTTGAGGGTGGTTGGAGAACTGATCTGGGTAGACTAGAGCAGGGGATACAGGCTCCCGGTAGTGCCATTACTCTAAAGAACTTCGAGCCCGCTGTAAACGGTGGCTACACCAAGATCTTGGGGTATTCAAAATATAGCTCTACAGACGTTGCTGCAGCTCAGGCCGAACCAGTAATTGGAGTGATTGTTCTCTCAGAGACAGATGCTCTTGCTCGTAAAGGTACTAGGTATTGCACCTCTTCAGGGACCACTTGGACTGAGAAGCTTACAGTGGTTACGCCCAACGCTACCAGAATTCACTTTGATATGTACAACTTTGATGGTACAGATAAGTGGGTGGTAGTGGATGGTTTCAATGATCCAGCTATCTATAACACTCTCGCTGGAACCATGGCCTTTGAGACTGGTGCTCCTGCTGATGTAGTTGGAGCCCATCTAGTTCGGGTGTTTAAGAACCACATCTTCTACGCCAAGGGGAACCTTCTTAGTTTCACAGCCCCTTACACAGACAATGACTACACCCCCGGTAACGGAGCAGGTGTGATCAACATTGGTGGGGACATTACAGGGTTGATTGCTTTCCGTGATCAGCTCATCATCTTTACAGTGGATAGTATTCATAGGCTCGCTGGTAACACCCTAGGGGATTTCCAGCTACAACCTATCACCACTTCCACAGGCTGCCTCGATCCCTACACAGTACAGGAGGTTGGTGGTGACATCCTCTACCTCGGTCCTGATGGTGTACGGTGGCTATCCGCTACAGAGCGTAATGAAGACTTCGGACTAGAGAGAGCTTCTGAGAACATCCAGAGCGAGGTGTCACGTACCATCGTTCTTGGGCCTCAGTATACCTCTCTACCCATTCGTGCTAAGAACCAGTATAGGCTCTTCACCTATTCTACCTCTACCCCCAAGGCCCTCTCTAGGGGCTTCCTAGCCACTAAGTATTCCGATCAGGGTACAACTAGGATTGAGTGGGGAGAGATAGTTGGTATGAAAGTATATAGTGCCCATAGTAGACAGTTTGACGATAGAGAGATAGTGCTCTTTACCAGTGAAGACGAATACGTCTACAAGATGGAGAATACAGGAGGTTTCGATGGAGGTGATATTTCTTATTCATTCAAAACCCCGTGGATGCCAATTACTGACCCTAGAATTCGAAAGACCATTTATAAGCATTCGCTATACCTTAAGACCACTGGTACTTTCTCTATTGATTTTAACCTGAAGCTAGATTACAACCCTAGCGGCAGTATCCAGCCTTACACCATTAACATGAGCTCCACCACAGGTGTTGCTATTTATGGTGTTGCAGTGTATGGTACAGACAGTTATTCACAGAGCGTATCAGATACTTTCGTTAATCAGACCGTGGGGAGCGGTTTTGTTTTCTCTTTAGAATACTCCGGGAGTGATACCAATCCTCCCTTCAACTTAGATTTCGCCATCCTCGAATACGGTACAAACGAAAGAAGATAATATGGCAGGTTATATTAGAGCTGACTCAGGCAACAACATTGATAATGGTAACATCATTGATGCTACCTACCTAGACGCTGAATTCGA